TTCTCGCTTCCATACTCCCAGCTGTCTGTCCGGCACAGGTCCAAAAAGCTTTCGAGAGCATAGAAGCGTTGCAAAAATATACCCCCTATGGCCACATAGGCATGGAAGCGGTTGAAGAAGTTATCGATATAGCAAAAACTGTTTTCGACCGGACTGGAACAAGTAGGAAAGGCTGGCGGCGGTGGCCATAATCACCTTAGCTGCCATCTATCTCCTGGGCCAGCTTATACGCTATCTGTTTAGCTGATTCATGAAAGGAATGTGGCGAGTATGGGACTTCCCGCCAAACTACTGAAAACCTATGACGTGTCCTGTCCGAAGTGCGGCCGTTCCGCCAGCGTAAGAATAAAAGGGGTTTACGGGCACCAGGGCAGGCCGGACAGCTGGAACTGCCGATGCGAAAGCTGCGGAACATCCTTCAAGCCCCGCAAATCTCCGGGGGGGGGTGGGTGCCCTTGATGACCGGAAGAAATACCAGTATAGCGCCGAGCAAGCTCGGGCCGATGCGCTTTCCCCCGCGGGACCCGGAACCGCCGGCGGAGATCAAGGTGTACCACCTGCCCGTGGAAGAGTTAATCAAAAAATACGGCCCGCCCAAGAGGCCCCTACAGCACCGCAATTATGACGGCGCCATCGACTACCATTCCATTGCCGCCGCCATCCGTACCAGCGCCGGGCCGGAGGAGGCCGCCGTCCTGGGCCTAAAGCTGGAGGACCTACGGCGATATATCCGGCACTATAAAATCCAGCCCAGGTATGGGCTGGCGATTAAAAAGGAGGAAAATGAGATGGCCTTTGAGGTCTACAAAGATGTGAATTCCAAGAATGCAGCCGACAATCAGGCCCAGGCCGAGAAGAAACAGGAAAGCGCTCCTGTCGCCAACCGCCTGACCGTGGCCCGGGCGGTGGAAATGCGGGAAGAAGCCATCGAGGACCTGGACGACCTGAACCGGATCATCGACCTGGCCACCAGCGACTGTACCACGCCGCCGTCGGACCGCGTCATGAAGCTTTTAAACTGGCACCGCGACCAGTTCCGGCTAATGCTGGACCGCATAGACCAGGCCTTTTCCAATACCGAGGTGGTGCTGTGATGGCCGGGAAGATAAACCCGGCGCAGACGAAAAAGATGTGGGCGGCCGCGGCGGAACTGTGGCCCCGGGAGGACATGAAAGAAATGCTGTACAGCCTGGTGCAAAGGCTGACCGGCTCCTCCTCCATCTCCTCCCTCACCGCAGTCGGGGCCTGCCGGGTAATCGACGAGCTGGAAAAGTTCCTGGGCCGGGACAATGCCAAGAAGTTTCCCCGCCGGCGGGCAGCCGCGGCGCCGGGCGGACCCAGGGGGGCGACGGAACAGCAGCTGTGGAAAATCAGGGGCCTGGCTGAGAAGCTGGGCTGGGACGATAAAAGGCTGCTGGGATTCGTGAAAAAATATTACCGCGTGGACAAAGTGGAATGGCTGACCTACGCCATGGCCCAGGCCTGCACGGAAGGCCTGAAGGCCATGCTGGCCCGCCAGGAGGATGGCGGGCCCAAGGAAAGCCGGAAAGGGGGTTGATAGAGTGTCGTTAAAGGAGGACCTACTGCCACACCTGGACCCAAACGAGTTGCCGGACCCCTACCCTAAAATAGCCAAGCTGATCGGCATGGAGAATGCCATGGCCCTGGCTGAATACTACGGCGGAACCTACCTGTATTTCCGGAAGGTAGACGAGGCGCTGCGCAAGGCCAGGGACAAACTGATTCGTGAAGAATTCAACGGCTACAACCACAAGGAGCTGGCCCGCCGGTTCGATCTTTCAGAAACATGGGTCAGGAACATCGTTGGAGAGCGGGACAATAACCAGATGAGCCTCTTCCCGGATATGGACCAGCAGGCTTCTACCGGATAGCATTCAAAACTACTTTCAAAACCAGTTACAGAAACCAGTATAGGCAAGAAAAAAACTTACGAGCCTTAAAAGACGCCGGCCGCCCGAATATAGTATGCTCCTGGGTAGAAATACCCAGGAGTTTTAATATTTCAAAGGGGGATCAGGGGTGGATTATAGCTGGGTTTTACAGGGAATTTACACGGCTGCCCTGGGTCTGATTGCATACCTGGTGAGGGACTTGAAGAATTCCATTGAAAACAAGGTCAAGAAGAACACTTCCGACATCGAGTCCCTTCAGAAGGAGCTTGGCGACCTTAAAGCAGACCTCCCGTTCGTTTATGTGATGCGGGAAGACTTCGTCCGCGCCATGGCCAACGTGGAGGTCAAGCTGGATAAAATATACGACTACATTACCAAAGGAGGTACAAAGAATGGATAAGAACAAGGCCGTCGAGGAGCTTAAGGCCATAGAAGCCAAGCAGATCAGAGGTTTTATGTTAAAGCTTCTCGAAATCACCCACCCGCAGCCGACACCCAGCAGCGCCATTTCGGCGGCGCTGGTACAAAACGGCCTGGTGGTTAACCCGGACATCTCCAGGTATGTCTCATACCTGGAAGACAAGGGATACATTGAGGTCAAGGATGTTGCCTTAAAAAGCCTGCGGATCGGCGGGGTGGCGCTGAAGCTTACACCCAAGGGGATAGACCTGCTTGAGGGCACCATCGAAGACCCTGGAGTGGATATCTGATGGGCGATCAGCGGGAAAGAAACCGCATCAAGTCCAAGGTGGACGACCTGCCGGCCGAGGTCCGGGACTACCTGGACAGCAAAATTAACGATGTCAGCGTTACCTATGAGGAGATCGCGGAAGAGATCACCAATATGGGGTACCCCATCGGCAAGTCCAGTATCGGCAGGTATGCCATGCGGCAGAACGCGGCAGCCAAAAGGTTGAAAGAGGCATATGAAAAGACCAAGGTGCTGGTCAAAACAATTCATGAAAACAGGGATATCGACTCTTCGGAGGTGGCCACCGCCATCCTGATGGACGCCCTGACCACGCGCATCGCCACGGCGGAGGACGAGTTCGACGACATGCCCCTGGATAAGGCCGGCAGGTTGGTGGCGGCCCTGCAGCGGAGTATTGTGCTGCGGGAAAAGCTCAAATTTGAATTTACCCGGGGCGTGGATGTGGCCATTACCAAGCTGAAGGAGCAGCTTAAGGCTGAGCTGGCAAAGCATCCCGAGATATTGGAGCAAATCTATAAGGTAATGGACCGGGTGGTGGAACAAGCGAAGGCGTAGGTGACTGCATTGCTGCTTAAGGATTTAGTTGGACAAAGTCAAAACGGACTGTCCTTCCCTGAATACTGCCTCAAGCATATTGTGCTGGATGACCGTACACCTTACAACGTCTTTAACAGGGCCTATATGAAGGAGATAGTGGAGGCGATTTTTACACATCCCCATATCACCATAACAAAAGGCGCCCAGACCGGGCAAAGCACGTTGTTTTTAAGCCACTCATTTTATATGGTTGACATCCATGGGGCGAATGTAATCTACTACCTTCCCACGGATAAGATGGCCGTCCGGTTTGGGCAGACGCGTATCGACCCCTATGTGGAGCGGAGCGAATACCTACGGTCCCGCATGCTGGGCACCGACCAAGCCGGGCTGAAGCAAATCGGCACCCACTTTTTCTATATGCTGGGCCTGATGAGCAAGACAGGGGCCATTTCTATTCCCGCCGATGAAGTTCTCTTTGATGAGGTGGCCCTGATCAACCGGGAGAATATGGACCTTGCCCAGGACAGGATTCTGGCTTCAAAGCTGGGCTGGCAGCGCTACTTCAGCACCCCGATCTATGAGGAAGACGGAATAGACGAACTGTACCGGGAAAGCGATATGAACAAGTGGGTAGTCACCTGCGAGGGCTGCGGTCGAGAGTCTATTCCGGAAGAAGAGTTTCCCGACAATATGCGGGATGACCGCGCCAAGGGCGGCAAGGTATACCTGGCCTGCCTGAAATGCGGCGCCGCCCTCAATGTGGATAACGGCCGGTGGATTGCCGAGCATCCCGAGCGCATCAATCAAAGGGGATACCGGGTACCGCAGCTGGCGATCCGGGAGGCCAGGCTGGACCTCATATGGGACCGCTGGCTAAAAGCCCAGGGAAAGCCTGAAAAAATTGCCAGGGTACGGCGCAGCGCGCTGAGCATAGCTGATAGCGGAAACATGCAGCCCATTTCAAGCAAGGTCCTGGAGATTGTGGAGGCGGCGGGAGATTACTACTTCCAGGACAGATCGGATATACAGTGCGCAATGGGGATTGATATGGGAGACAGGGCGCACGTGGCTGTGTCGGCTCCATGGGGAGACGGGTTCAAGGTGATAGCCGCCTTTCATATAGACGTCGAAGACCTTCTACCGCTTATACCAGACTGGGAGATAGCCTATAATCTCAGCGCCCTTGTTATTGATGCGATGCCCTACAAGACAGAGTCCAAGCGGGTAGTGCGCGCGCTGAGAAGGGCCACCGGATATATACAGTATTTCAAGCCTAATTACAAAGAAACCACGGAGGGCGAGGATGAAAAAGAGGTCAGGGTCATTCAAATCGACCGGGACGAATCCCTGGATGAGATGACCTCATACTTTGGCACCAACCCTCCGCAGGCGCTGCTCTTTAAGCCCAGGGACACCAAGGAAGAGAAAACCCTTGACGAAGTGAAGCGACACCTTAAGAAGCTGGTTAAAGAGGAAATAGTCGGCCCGGACGGCCAGAAGAAAATTTCCTATAAGAGAAACACCGAAAACCACTTCGGCATGGCCATTAACTCCGCGCTTATAGCGTTGATGCTGCGGAATCACGGCGGCAGCATCTCTCCGGAAAATATACTGACTGCCGGGAAACGAAAAATCGCCCAGCTGTTAAGGGGGTACGATGACGCATGATACTGGGACCGGACGGCAAGCCCATCAGGCGGCCGGAGAAAAGTGAAATTATCACGGCGGATAAGCTTAACTGGCAAATAATCATGAACATGCTGCCGGACCCGGACATCATTCTCCAGAAGACGGGCAAGACGGCCGAGGTTTTCGAGGAGATGGAGAACGACCCCCATGTGTGGGCCTGCCTATCCTCCAGAAAGGCCGGGGTATTGACCAAGGAGTGGGACGTTCTGCCGGCGGGCGACAGTCCCAGGGAGCAGGAAATAGCATCGTTCGTAAAGTCGGCGCTGGATGACCTGGATATGGATAGCCTGATCCGTCAGGTGCTTGACGCGCCGTTCCATGGCTACACCGTGCATGAATTGATCTGGAAAGAAGCCCGGGGCAGGTGGGTAATAGACACGTTTAAGGACCGGCCGCAAAAGTATTTTGGTTTTGACGTGAACAGCAACCTGCTGTTTAAGGGCATCTTTAACCTGGACGGCGAGCTGATGCCCGGGGCGAAATTCCTGGTGGCGCGGCACGAGGGCAGCGAGAAAAAGCCCTATGGTGTGCGGCTGGCCAGTAAGTGTTATTGGCCCTGGCTGTTTAAAAAGCATGGATATAAGTTTTGGGCCATATTCGTGGAGAAATACGGGATGCCGCTGGCCATTGGCAAGTATTCGCCGGGGTCTTCAGAACAGGATAAGGCCGACCTGGTGCAGGCGCTCATAGACCTGGTGCAGGACGCGGCGGTGGCGATACCGTCCAACAGCGAGGTGGACTTCAAGTCTGCCGGAGAAGGTAAAGAACGCATACACCAGATGTTTATGGAATTCTGTGAAAGCTCCATATCCAAGGCCATCCTGGGCCAGACCCTGACCACCCAGATAGGAGAAACCGGCGGGGCATACGCCGCGGCCAAAGTGCACAGCGGCGTGCGGGATGATATAAACGAGTCGGACGCCAAGTTGGTTATGTCGGCCATAAACGATCAGCCGGTATGGTGGCTGGTGGACTTTAATTATGGGCCGCAGGAGCGCTACCCCTCTTTTGTGATTCATTACGAGGAGGAGCAGGTCCAGAAGGACCGGGCAGAGCGTGACAGGGCGCTGGTGGAAATGGGGCTGCGCATCCCGGCCAGGTACTTCTACACCAGGTACAACATTCCCGAGCCGCAGGATGACGAGCCGGTGGTCGCTCCCCCGGCCCTGACCGCCGGCGGCCAGCCCGGAGCACCAGGGCCGCAGTTCAGTATGGCGCCGCGGCGCCCCTCCTCTCCTGCCCCGGGCAGGCGGGAACCCTGGGTGGACTTCACTGCCGACGGCAAGTCCACGGCCCTGGCCCGCGATGAGATGCTGGAGAAATACTTCCGCCGCTGCGTGGATGAGGGCGTCCCATACTACCAGGCCGTGGCTGATGACCTAAAGCGCCAGATCCGGGCGGCAGGCAGCTACGAGGAGGCCGGAAGAATCCGGCCGGACCGTGAGGAACTGGCCAGGCTGGCAGAGTATCATATCCGGGTTAATCTGACCGGCTACATGCTGGGGGAATGGGCCACCTGGCAGGACTACCTGGGGGCCCGCACCCAGGAGGAGGCTCAGTTCGACGACTTGGCCGGGGCCTTTAATATAGATGCGGTTTCTTTATCTCTGGAGGACGCGGTGTCTTTCTTCTCCCGGCTGATGCCGGTGGATATCGAAAACTACCGCAAGCTGGAAAGGCAGCTGCGGGACAAGTATTTCACCATTTCCGCCATTGAGGGCGACGACATGGTGGCCAGGGTCAAGGAGGAGATCGAGAAGTCCCTGGAGGACGGAACGACCTTTGAGAACTTCAAGAAGGGCGTGAATGAACTCTTTGCCAAGATGGGCCTGGACCAGGCGGACCCCTGGCACCTGGAGAATGTGTTTCGCACCAACATCCAGACAGCCTATTCCGCCGGCCAGTACGAGAAGCTGCAGGACCCGGCGGTGGCCGACATGTTCCCCTACTACCGGTATTCGGCAGTCCGGGACACCAGGACCCGGCCCGCCCACGTGGCCATGCACGGGTTTGTGGCAGCCAGGGACGACCCGATCTGGAATGAATGGTGGCCACCCAACGGCTACAGCTGCCGGTGCGGAGTGATAGCCATAAATAAATACAAGGCCAGGCGGGAGAATATTGTGCCGACGTCCGAGCGGCCACCCTTCGAGCCGGACAAAGGATTCGCCCGGAACCCCGGGGAGGCCTTCCGGGAGGTGCCGCCGGACATGCTGGCCAGGAGGTAATGATCAACTACTTAAAGGAAGGTGATTAAAGGATGCCGGAATGGCACGAAGTCTGGAGGGCCGGCAACTACCCCCAGGGCAATTTCACCGAGAATGACGTTCAGCAAATCGTGGACAACTACATTCCCGAAGAAAGCGAGGCCCCGGTGGTAATCGGCCACCCGAAAAACGAGGACCCGGCTTTCGGGTGGGTGGAAGCCCTGAAGCGTGAGGGCGGCAAGCTGCTGGCCAAGTTCAAGCAGGTGGTGCCGGAGTTTGCCGAGGCGGTCAATCAGGGCCGCTACAAAAAAGTGTCCGTCCGTCTGAGGAAAAAGGAAAACGGCTGGAACCTGATCCACGTCGGTTTCCTGGGCGCCGCCAAGCCGCAGGTGGAGGGCTTAAAGCCCATATCCTTCAGTGAGGAGGACGCGGCGGAAGGTGTCGATGTTGAATGCGACTTCAATCAAAAGGAGGAAAAAAAAGTGCCGCCACTGGATGAAAAGAAGCTCCGGGAAGATATCCGGAAAGAGCTGGAGGCCGAGTTCAGCGCCGACCAGGACAAGCTGAAAAAGGACCTGGAGGCAGCCAACAGAAAGCTGAAGCTTTCGGAGTTGGGCAGCTTCATCAGCGAAAACAAGACCAAGATTCCCCCCGCCACCCGGGCAGGCCTGGCCGAGTTTATGGCTACCCTGGAGGATGGCGAACAGATGGTGGAGTTTACCGCCAAGGAAAAAGACAAGGACAAAGAGGTCAAGCAGTCGCCGCTGGAGTTCTTTAAAGACTTTGTGGCAAAGCTGCCCGATTATTCGCCGCTGTTCAAGGAAACCGACCAGGAAGAAGATGCCACGAACAGGAAGCACCGGGAAGACAAGGAGTTCACCGACACCCAGGTGGATGAAGAACGCCTGGCGCTGCACCGCAAGGCCCTGGACTTTGCGGAGAAAAACAAGGTGACATACGAAGAGGCCCTGGTCGCGGTGGGCGACTAAAGGCCCGCGGTAACAATAAATCTCATGAAAGGAGGATAAATAGTGCCTAATTTCTATCCTGTGCTGACCATTACGCTGACTCCGTCCGGGACAATCAACCCTTACCGGTTTGTTAACTTCGCCGGCGCGCAGGCTGGCGCGGGCGAAGCGGCGCGCGGAGTAACCCATGACGGCGCGGAGGAGATCGACAAGGCCGTGCCGGTGATTGCCATGGGGACAGCCGTTGTCGAGGCCGGGGCCGCGTTCGCCGCAGAGGCGAAGCTGGTATCCGACGCCAACGGCCGGGCCATCGCAGCCGTCGCCGCTTCCGGCAATGTTATCAACGCTATCGCCCTGGGGGCCGCGGCGGCCGCCGGCGACCTGGTGGAAGTTATACTGGTTCCGCCTGTTATCCAGGCGTAAGCAGTATAAATCCGGATAATACAACTGGAGGTGTAAAAATCTAATGCCGCCTTTAAGACAGATACGCGTAGTTGATCCTGTGCTCACCACCGTGGTGCAGGGCTACAAGCCGCCCGAATTCGTGGGGGACAAAATACTGCCCATCGTGGAAACCGACAAGATGGGCGGGGTTATTCAGAAATTCGGGCCGGATGACTTTAAGCTCTACAACACCCGGCGCGCGACCGGCGCCAAGAGCAAGCGCATTCAGCCGCGCGAAGGCGACCCCGTAAAACTGGCACTGCACGAGGAATCACTGGAGATCACCATTGACGTCAACGAACGCTCCGAAGCGCCGAGCCAGACCCAGCTGGAGGCGCGCCGGGCGCGGGTGGCCACCAATAACATCTACACGCGGAAGGAAAAGGACCAGGCCGACGCGGTGCTGAACCCCAACAACTACGCCGCCGGCCATGTGATGGACCTTTCCGGGACTTCCATGTGGAGCGATTACGCCAATTCAACGCCCATCGACGACGTGGAGGACGGCAAGAAAATCGTTCGCGCCAAGATTGGGCGCCGGCCCAACACCATACTGCTGGGCGCCTCCACATTCGACACCCTGAAGCAGCACCCGAAGCTGATCGAGCGTATACAGTACGCCGTCAAAGGCGTATTGACCATCGAGCTAATGAAGGAGCTGTTTGGCATCAATGAAATCCTTGTCGGCGAGTCGCTTTACGCTGACGACAAGGACGCGCTGTTTGACATCTGGGGAGACGTGGCCGTTCTGGCTTACATTCCCCCGGCGGGCGAACGTGGCGAGGAAGTGCCGAGCTTCGGCTATACCTTCCGGAAGAAGGGCCACCCGCGCAGCGCCATGTACAAGGAAGGGAACAAGCTGGACGTAATCGAGGTATGGGACATCTATGATCCCATGGTCCTGGGTCCCACCGCCGGGTTCCTGATCCGGAACACGAACTAAAGCGATTTAAACCGGGAGGTATGAAAGATGCCTGAATATGTGGTGCTGGGACATGTGAAGCACAACGGGGAGAAGTACCAGGCCGGCGAGATTCTGGAGCTGACCGAAAAGGAGGCCGCCCTCCTGCTGGCGCTGAAGTCCGTCAGCAAGGTGGATGGCAAGAAGAAGGCCCAGAATGCCGACCCGAAAAACGACCCCGCAGCGGGCGCCGGGAAGGGGCAGGGGGACGACAAGAAGGGTTAAAAAATCCCCCTCTCAGACGCGCCAGAATGGCCTGTAACGATTGCGGGGGTATAAGTATACGCACCCCAGTCAGTTAACAGGTAGTAACGGCAGGTAACAGCCTTGTAACAGGCTTGTAACAGGAGGGATGATCCATGTACTGCACACTGGCGGATCTGGAAAAAAGACTGGACCGGCAAAAACTGATCGAAATCTCCAACGACAGGGACAACCCGGTGCTGGATGACCAGGGAAACCCCACCGTCAACGAGGCTAATGTGAACATGGCCATCGAGGAAGCCGGGGCGGAGATGGACACCTATCTGGGCAGGCGGTACCCGGTGCCTCTCTCCCCCGTCCCGGACGTGGTGGTCAAGCTGGCAGTGGATATCGCCATCTACAACCTGTTCAGCCGGGGCTGGATGCAGCAGGAGGACCAGACCATCTATACCCGGTACCGGGGTGCCATCAAGCTGCTGGAGAAGATGGCCAGCGGCAAGGTGCAACTGCCCGGCCGGGAACAGGGTATCGTGGTGAGGGCGCCGGCCAAGGTATTCGGGGATGACTTCCGGAAGGCATACGACTGATGGCCGGGGTGCAGCTGACCGGCGACTGGATCAGGATTTCCCGGGCATTGACCAAGCTGCAGCCGGCGCCGGCCGAACTGCAGATATTGAGCCAGCAGCTGGGGGAAATCCTGGAGCAGTCCACCAAGGAACGGTTTGATACTGAAAAAGGCCCCGATGGAGAACCCTGGAAGGAACTGACACAGGCTACCCTGATAGCCAGGGCGCGGCGGCGCACTCGAAAGAAGGACAGTACCAGCGGCTTTTATACCCAGGCTACCACCCCGCGGCGGGGACGCGCGGCCAGGGAAAACGAGCCGAGGCTTTCCGCCAGAAGCATCCGGATTATGGAGACGGCGGCCATCCTCAAAGACCGTGGCCGGCTGGTGCGCTCCATCCGCAGCAAGGCCCGTTCCGACGTGGTGGCAGTGGGCACCAACCTGATTTACGCTGCCATTCACCAGTTCGGCGGCCCGGCCGGCCGGGGCAGGAAGGTGGAAATACCGGCCCGCCCCTACCTGGGTGTGTCGGAAGCCGATTTAAGCGATATCCGGGAATGTCTGGAAGATTTTATCAAGGAGCGAACGACATGATCGCCATCGCCAAAAACCTGGTGGAAAACCTTCTAATCCAGGCTGGCATACCCAAGGCCGGAATATACCATGAGGAAAGCGCCTTTGACCGGGTGAAGGCCATGCCCTTCGCCGTCATCCTGGCCGGAGATGAAAAGTTTGAGGAGAAAAAGCGCAGGGTAACCAAGTTCACCGGCCAGGAAGGACGCCGCTTCATGCGCCACCAGCGTTATGAGAGGACCTCCCCTTTGGAAATCACCGTGATGCACAAAACCGAGGACGACGTGGACAAAGTGCTGACGGCGGTGCTGGAAACGGTGCCGGACGGGGTCGATGACGGCAAGGGCAATTATACCCCCATCCGGCCGGCCGGCATCCAGTGGATGACCGGCCAGCGGGACCGGGCCGGGGCGGTCCTGATTCTCCACTTTATCGGGGGGATTTATCAGGATAAAGATATGGCCGTGGTGGAAAGTGTTGTTATTAACGTGAAGGGAGAGTAATCCATGGCAAAAGATGATAATAAAAACCGGCTCGCGGGAACGGAAGCTCAATTGGTGCAGACTATTGAGTCCATGCGGAATAAGCACCAGTTGACGGCGGCGGAATTCGCCGGGTTGTGTATGTCCAACGACTGGGCGGAAGGGCTGGAAATAGCCGAGGAAGATTTCCTGCAGGCTCTGGTTATCTGGCGGAAAAGCCCGGTGCACGGAAGAACAAAGTAACGGAATGTCTCAAGAAAGGACGGTGAACCTGGTTGACTAAAAGTATTCTGCCCGACGTGGACATTGAGATTATCGACGGAGGGCTGGGGCTGACGCCTACCGACCCGTCGGGCATCCACGTTAAGATCGGGGTTTCTACCGCCGGGCGCACAGGGGTGATTTACCGCATGACGTCCGGTGACCAGGCCCAGGAGAACCTGGGGGCCGGTCCACTGGTGGACGCCTTGCTGGATAGCTTCCAGCACGGTTCCCAGCTGATCTACGCAGTGAAGGCGGCGGCCACAGTGGACGGCACTATTTCAGCCATTACCAAGTCCGGCGCCGGCACCGCTACAGCTGCGGCAGACGGTGCCCCCAACGACGCTTATGAGATTGTCATCGAGGTACTGAAGGCCGGGGCGCTAAACGAAGCTCGGGTGCAATACTCCCTGGACGGCGGGGACTCCTGGTCTTCCAAGAAGACGGTGCCCACCAGCGGAGTTCTGGAGCTTACGGGCACCGGCGTGACGGTAACCTTCACCGCCGGTAACCCGGCCAGCGGAAGTTTCGTGGTGGGCGACAGTTACACCTTGGCTACCACGGCCCCGGCCATGAGTAACGAGTCTTTCCTGGATGCCATAGCCGTACTGGAAAACACCACCGGGGATTTTGAATTTATCCACGTGGTGGGTGAATCCGCGCCGGCCCTCTGGGCGGTGGCGGCCGCCAAGGCGGACGGGTTTGAGCTGAACCACATCCCCCTGCACATCGTGCTGGAGGCCAGGAACAAGCTGGCCGGTGAAACCCTTGAGCAGTACGTGCAGGCGCTTTTAGCTGATGCCGCCACGTTTTCCCATACCCGGGTTTCAGTGGTGGCCGGCCGGGTGGAATTGGCCGCCCTGGATGGCAAGGTGCGGGACACCAATATGGCCGGGGCCTATAACGGCATCGTGTCGAAGGCGAAGGTCCAGGAGTCCCCCGGCAAGGTCATGAGCTATAAGCTGACTGCGGCAACCGCCCTGAAACCGGACGGCATTGAACCGCACATTGCCGCCCTGGACGGTGCCGGATACGTAACTGCCCGGAAATACCAAGGAATGTCCGGCATCTATGTAACTAATGGCAGAATGATGGCGCCGCCGGGCAGCGACTACGAATTTGTGGAAACCAGGCGGGTAGCCGACAAGGCCAGCCGGGGAGTGAGAAATGCGGCGCTTATGTACGTGCATTATGACCTGGAAATGACTGAGGACGGTAAGCTGGATCTTACTCATTTCAAAGCCCATTTGGAAGCTCCGCTGGATGAGATGGCCAAAAAGAGCGCCAGGGAAATTGCCGGGTATGAGCTGACCATTGACCCGACCCAGAACGTGATCTCCTCGAAGCAGCTGGTGGCTGACCTGTCCATCTTCCCCACGCCGATTATGCGCTGGATCACCATCCGCCAGAAGATGAAAAACCCGTTCCTGAAAGGGTAGGTGACAAAGATTGATTAACGGAAAAATGTTTGACTGGGAAGATGTAAGTATTGGCCTACCGCACGGGGTGGCGCTGCTCATCAAGGACATTTCCTACGACGACGAGCTAGAAGTGGACCCGGCTTACGGCAAGGGCAATAAAGCCGTCGGGTACGGTACGGGAAATTACAAAGCATCGGGCAAAATGAGCATACTGCGGGAGGAATACGACAAATTTATCGATTACGCCAAGTCAACCGGGAAGGCCCTCTACAGGTTGCCCCCCTTCCCTATTACTTGCAGTTACGCCAACGACGGGGAGCCTGTCAGCACAGACGTGCTGCGGGGCTGTAAAATCAGCAAGCGCAGCTGGAAAGCGGCGCAGGGGTCCAAAGAACTGACGGTGGACCTGGATTTCACTATTACGGATTCCATTGAGTCTAACGGCCTGAAGGCCATCTAATACCTGCTGAGAACTGGAGGAATGAGACGTGGATCTTAATCCGGAGGCTTTAAAAGACAAATACGGGAACATCTTTCCCGTCACGGTGGAGGGGCTCCTGGCTAAGGACGGAGAGGAAAAGTCCTTTACCTTTTACTTTCAGGAGGCCAAGACCGCCCACATCAACCGCTACCTGAAGGAAGCGGCGCAGCGGGCGCTGGACGCCACCAAGAATTTTCTTTATTCACTGGTGGTGCCGGAGCAGATGGATGAAATGAAGGCGGCTTTCGGGGAGTTCCCCCTGCTGCCGCTGAAGCTGGCTGACCCCTACACTGATCAGCTGGGCCTGGGCGCATCAGTCAATATTCAAAAAAAGTTGTAGACCGGGTCCGGGAGCGGGTGGATGAAATCTCCTGCAGCTACTTTGAGGCGGGGCACCTGCTTATATTTAAACACTTCGGCGTCGAGAGGGATATGACTCTGGAGGTATTCACGGAGCTTTTCGCCCGGGCGCTCTGGTACGAGGAGCGGGAGATTTACCTGACTGCGGCGGCCATCGTCAAGGCCCTGGGGGGCGGCGGGGCGGAATAAAAAGGCCCTCCTCTAAGTGAGGAAGGGCCGGCGCCAGGTTAAAAGGCGAGAGTAAAAGCGGAACATGCCCTTTATGTCTAACCAAAGACTGTAATTATCGCCCCTATTCTGGACATACCAGTGTAAACCTGACTGCATATTAGCGTAAGACCAGTATGGAATTAATAAGGGAATTAAAACAATAAAAGCTATTACGCCAATAATCCACATGGTACCTATCATTGCTTGTCGCATAAGAAACAGAACCAGTAAAAACACAAGGGCTACGCCAATAATCCAAAAAATAGCATCCAACATCATTCCCCCTTTATTGGTAAAATTTTCTCTAATTATATTTCAATTTTGGAGGTGAGGCAATGGCACTGGAAACAATTTTTAAATTAGGTGTAGTTCTGACCATGATAGATAAGTTATCCGGTCCCACCCGCATTGCCTCCACTAATGTGGCAAATCTCCAGCGCAGGATGGATTCACTAAAGAACACTTCGGAGAACTGGATGAAAACCGGCGCCGGCATGACGGTGGCCGGTGCCGGCATCGCCCAGGGGATGCTGATGCCCATCACGGCTACCCACGCGACCAAGAAGGCTCTGGGTGAACTTTCCGCCGTTGGTGTCAAGGACCTGGCGGGCCTGGAAAATGCGGCAACGGACTTTAGCAACAAATGGTCCGGCACCATGAAGTCGGAGTTTATTTCTGCCGCATACGACATTAAGGGCGGCATCGCCTCCCTTTCCGATGAGGGAGTTGCCGAGTACACCAAGCTGGCGGCGCTGACGGGCAAGGCCACAAAAGCCACCACGGCTGAGATGACCAGCCTTTTCGCCACCGGCTACGGCATTTATAAAGATTATTACAAGAACCTTAGCGACATTAAGTTTGGTGAGATGTTTGCCGGGGGACTCACAGCAGCCGTTAATTACTTCAAGTCCACCGGCCCGCAGATGGCGCAGGCAATGACTGCCCTGGGGGCGGCTGCCACCAGCGCCAACCGGCCGCTGGAAGAGCAATTGACAGTGCTGGGCATGCTGCAGGCCACCATGCCGGGCGGTGAAGCCGGCACCAAGTACCGGGCCTTTATCCAGTCGGCGGCAAAGGCCGGTTCCGAGCTGGGCATAAGCTTTGTTGACAGCAAGAACCAATTGCTGAGTGTCACGGAGATACTGCAGCGGTTAAAAGGTAAGTACGGTGACACTCTGGACGCGATTGAAAAGCAGCAGATCCAAAAAGCTTTCGGTACTGACGAAGCGGTAGCCATGATCGACCTGCTATACCCGAAAGTAACCCAGTTGGGGGATAACATCAAAAGCGTCCGGGACTCTATGAAAACCGGAACCGCCCTGACGGAAGAGATGGCCGAGGCAATGAATAAAGACCCGGCAGCCCGTTGGCAGATAGTTGCCCAGCGTTTCCAGAATTTGAAGGAGGTAGTCGGCAATCAGTTGCTGCCGGTGGTGGAGCCGGCGGTGGCCAGGCTGGAAAAGTTCGTCTCTAGGGTGGCGGAACTGGCCGGCAAAAACCCCGATGCCACCCGCGCCATCGGTCTGATGGTGATGGGGTTGTCAGCTCTACTGATTGTTGTTGGCGCCAGCCTCACCGCTTTGGGTTTTTTGATGAATATGGTGTCAAAAGGTATACAGGTTTATACGGGTTATCAGAAAGCAGTTTTATGGGTTAAAGATGCTTTCTTAACCCTAAAGATACATAGCCTTTACGCCATGGACTCCCTGCGATCAGGCTGGACAAAGGTAAACCAGGGAGCCACCACCGCATACAACGCCACCCGGCGAGTGAGCACGGCGGTGGTAGATATTGGCAGAAGGGCAGCCATTGCGGCAGCCACCGGGTTAAAAAACCTGGTTACCTCTATGGCCAACCTATCCCGTACCGCCGGCACGGCAGCTGTAGCAGCTCTGCGCAATATGGCCACAGGTCTGGCCAGTATGGCGGTCCAGGCCTACAGGACGGCAGTCACGGCCCTGCCCGGCTTAATCGCCGGGGTATGGTCCTTTACGGCGGCCCTGCTGGCCAACCCGGTGACCTGGGTGGTGGTAGGCATCATAGCGCTGGTGGCTGCAGTGATTCTGCTATGGCGAAACTGGGACAAAGTATCCGCTGTCTTCCGGATGGGTTGGGCGAAAATTCGGGGGGCATTCAGTTCCGGAGTGGCATATGTCCGCAACCTCTTTTCTCAGATGATGGGCTTCCTACAGAAGTACGGCCTGTACATCCTGGTGGTATTGGCCCCTTTCCTGGGATTGCCGCTGCTAATCATTCAAAAATGGGGTGATATTAAGAGTTTCTTTATCAATCTATGGACCGATATCGTGGGTTGGATTCAAGTAAAGATCAGTGAATTCAGGCAAAGCGGCACCGCATTAATCGACGCCTTTGTCCAGGGCATTCAGAGCGTCATTTCAAAACCATACGAGGTAGTGCAGGAAGGCCTGGCCAAGCTCCGGCAGCTGCTGCCCTTCTCCGATGCCAAGGAAGGCCCTCTCTCCCGCCTTACCCGCTCAGGGCGGGCGGTACTGGAGACCTTCTCCGGCGGGATGAAGGAAAGGCTGGGCCTGCCGGGCAAGGTAATGGCCGGGGCGCTCTCCGGAATGTCCCTGAAAACGCCCATAACCATGCAGCCGGCATTTGCCGGGCTGCCCCAGGGCATAACTGCCAGCCTGCCGGGCGCCGGTGATTTCAGCGCAATGGAGATACCCTCCCCCACCGTGGCCGGCCGGGAGAGCCGCCTGGAGCGCTTCAACCTCCGGGAGGTGCTGCGGGAAAGCCGCTTTGTTCGGGAAAAGGAAACCATCCGGGATACAAGATCCCGCCCCGTGGTGGTCGTGGTGAACGGCGGCCAGGGCGGAGGAAACAGCGTTGAGGATTACGTGGAACTGGCGTATCGGTACTTCTCCATGCGCGGGGAATAGGGAGGCATAGACATGCCGCAGCTTGTGACAACTGATGCCGGGCAGGTTAAAGTGGGTGATGTCATCCTGCCCGGCGTCTTTGAAAGCATTGAGGTTACCGGCAGCGTAAAGCTTGACGAAGTGGAGATCGAGGGAAAAGAGCAGAAGGTCACCCAGGCCATGGGCTATGACAACGCCCGGGTCCGCCTTACCATTAACCTTTATCCGGAAGAAGAAGATGAGGAGTGCTACGAACAAATTGCCATATACCAGCAAATATTCAGGAGCGCGCCCAACCAGGAGAAGCCGGGATTATACCATATCGTAAATAAGCACACCTATGCCCGCAACATCAATGAAGTAATCTTTGGCGACCTGAAAACCTGGGAGGATAATAAAGGCGACCGGGTCATTATCACCTGCGAATTTATCGAACATGTGCCAGTCGCAGTACAGATTGCGGAAGAAACAACTTCTGAGCAAAGCACTTCTTTGTCTTCATATTCATCTTCCTCGACGTCCTCTATAGACGAATCAACTTCTGAAGGAATTGACGATTCGTGGATAGTTGATAATGAAGAAGACAAAACGGTAGAAACCCCGGCGGTGGATGACCGTAAACCGGGCCTGGGTGAAAGGATTCTCGCAGGGCTTCGAGGAGAATAATGTGATGCTTAATATGTTTTCCCCTTTCATCGAGCTTGTGTCACCCGGCGGCAAAGTACGCAATTTTTTCAGCAAGATGGATGTCTGGCTATCTCGCAAGGAGCCGGCCGATATCGCCGAATTTACCCTGAAAACCGGCCTGCCCGCCCTGGGGCTTGCCAAGGGTGCGCCGGTTGAAATCTGGATAGGGTACGACCCATCAAAAGCCTGGCGGGTTTTTGCGGGCTATGTGACTGAACCCCGTTCACCTAATTACCTTTGCAAGGACGAAGCTCTAAAGCTTTTTAAAACGAACATAGTCCAATCTTTCCAGGACGTGGCGCCCCAGGACGTGATCCGGTTCGGTTTGCTAGAGGCAGGGATTACAGTGTTTACCCTGGATGATACGGTTTACCCGCACAAGTCCGGCTTTGTGGCCGCGGGGGAAAACGTGTCGGACCTGGTGAAGAGGGTAAATGCTACCTGGGGCATTACGAACGACCACTATTTTGACGGTGACCGGCGCTTTTATTGGACACCTCCCACTCCCCAGCCCGGGCCGGTGTATGTGTACGAATACGGAGAGAACATTCTCAGCCTGGAGTTTTTTGATGAGCGCGACCCATACGGCCAGCGCGCCGCCGGCAGCACTTCTGGAGCCGGCAAGCTCCTGACAGTGGCTTCACCATTTATCTCTCATTCCCGAGAGATAAAGATTATCTGGCCAGAGGTTAGACAAACCAGGTATCTGGTCGAAACTGTACGGCACTTTTTAAATGATAAAGGATCTCTGAGAACAGAAATATACTTCAGGGAGATGGCAGTCTGATGGACCCAAGGGTTGATAAGCTGATCGAGGTTGTGAGAAAAACTGTTATCATGCTTTTCCCGGAGCTGACCGGACGGTATCACCTGGCCGCCAGGGCGAAGGTGACCGGGGTAGCCAATGGAATAAGCGCCCAGCCGCTCACCCGGGAACGCACGGACGACGACACTTCCCCGGTTGTGAAGTGCCCGGCCCTGCCGTATACCCTGAAACCGGACAATGTGATCCATATCGGCTATTTATACGGAGATCCGTCCGAACCTATGGCAGTGGTGCTTTCCACCGCTGCCATAGGAACATGGACAGGCGGCAAGGTGACAGTCGAGGGATACGGCGCCAGGGACGGGCTGGTGATGGAATACTTGAAAGACCATTTTCGCCTGGCGACGCTGACCGCGCCGGTGGATCAGGATGGGAACCCGCTTCCCGGTGCCACAACGTCACCTTTAACCAGGATTGATTTCAGGACTGGGTTAAAGGATGGCGATAAAGTGGCAGCGGTTCCGATTGAGGAAGGCGATAGATTTATAGTGATTGGCAAGCTTTAGGGGGTGGCGATGCTGGAGGACATTCTCTTAGACGATGACGGCAATTTTTTGCCAGCTGCGGACGGCGATGCCGCGACGGTCAAGAATGCGGACTGCCTGCTGCAGGATGTAAAGCACCGGCTTCTCACCTATCCCGGCGACCTATGGTCGCACCCTGAATATGGTGTAGGCCTGCAGCGGTACCATCAAGCGGAAGATACGGAAATTAACCGCCTGGAATTGAAGCAATTAATTAAAATGCGATTATCGGATGATGAGCGCATTAACCTGAGTTCTCTTACCGTTTCAATAAATTCCTGGACCAGGGATGCAATCTCCATCGAGGTTAGTTTTATACCTGCGTCCACAGCATTCAACGAAAAAGCGGCGAAAAGTCAAGCAACTATCATTTTGACGATCACCCAGGATGGAATTAGCTTCTCTGGAGGTAGCGGGTCATGAAGCCTGAAGATTTGCTCCCGATTAAGACATTCCAGCAGCTGCTCGATGAATCTAAAGCAAAACTGAAAGAGTTGAAATTCCGCATTACTAACCTCCGCCCCGGCGGTGTATTTCACACCCTCATGGAAATCGGGCACCAGGGGCTGGCGGATCTGTATAGCTTGCTGGGCAAGATAACACCTCAGATATACCTGGATACCGCCACTGGTTTCTGGCTTGATTTCAAGGCAGCTGATTATGAGACTTACCGGTGGCCGGCCCAAAAGACACTGGGTAACGTCGTATTTGGCCGCAATGCGCCTGGCGGTAATAAGATCATAGATGCCGGGAAAATAGTTGCAACGGAAATCGACCTCTCCGGGAACCGGCTGAAATACATCGTAGCCGCCAAAACGGTTTTGGAGGCGGGACAGTTGGAAGTGGCGGTTCCGGTAAAGGCCGAATTTGAGGGTGCGGCATATAACGTAGGCGCCGGACAGATAACTTTTCTGCTTACTTACATAGACGGCATTGATTATGTCCGCAATGATGATGGATGGATCACCCGGGAGGGCACCGATGATGAAGATGATGAGTCACTAAGGGCCAGGGCGAAAAAAAAGTGGAATACTCTTTCGGTTGGGCCTGGCGCCGATGCATATAGATACTGGGCAAGTCAGGTGCCGGGAACTGTGGTGATAGACGTGGATGATCAGCACCCCCGGGGGCAAGGGTCAATTGATGTAATCATTGCCAGCACATCCGGGATACCTACTCAAAGTTTAATTGACGCCGCGCAGGCGATGTTAGACAAAAAGAAAGCCCTTTGCGCCAATGTGCTGGCGGTGGGAGTGGAGCCGGTAGTTGTTGACTGGGACGTAATTCTTTATGTGGACCATGAGCTGGCCGACTTAAATGAAGAGGATCGGACCGAGCAGTTGGCTGCAATAAAGGCCCAGGGCGAAGAGATTATTGACATTATGTTTCAGTATGGCGATACCGAGCATGCCGACATAGAGAAGATATCAATAAGATACGGGGTTATCCGGGAACAGGCTATAGGCAACCTCTTGAAAATTGATTATGTAATTAAACCGGTAATTAATCAGCCTGCCGCTGATGTGCCTGTTACTTCAAGGCAGCTGGCAGTTAAAGGTACAGTCAACGTGACGGTGCTAATAGCGAGTTAAGAAGGTGTTTACATGGGCTTCGGAGATTATTTCTATTACTTAGCGCACCGGATTTTTAAGCGAGCACCCCGCGAAAACAACGACCTGGATAAGTTCACCAGGGGCATCGGCTCCGTGTACGACAGAGCCAAAGAGGCAATATTTAAGCTTCGCGAACAGGCATTAATTATTACCGCAAGCGGTAAGGCCCTGGACCAGCATGGGCGCGACCGGAATATGCCCCGGTTCCCGGGGGAGTCCGATGATAAATACAGGCTCCGACTGCTAAAAGCCTTTAGTTATTATGAGCAGCTGGGCACCAAAGAGCACATGCTGGAGGTGCTTCGGGGGCTAGGATATAAAGACTGTGACATCGACGAGCTTTACCTGACAGATCCTGAGCGGTGGGCAGAATTTATCATTAGGATCACTGACCCATTTATAGAACTGGATTGTAAATTAATTCGATATACAGCGAATAAGCTAAAGCCCGCCCATACTAAAATGGCATCTATAACCCAGGAAGGCACATGGGGGATAAATCTGCTTCCCGCATTCCGCCAGGTGCCGGTTCCCTACCCTCTTTGCAATATTGAGCAGACTGCCGCGCTGGCTGGTATAGGGCTGCACCTGCAGCTGCCCCTGGGAAGCGTGGCCAAGTTAGTAAGTTGGGAATATTCGCCCTGCGGTACCGTACAAACTGCCGGGCAGCCCGGACAGGGATGCTTTGCTACTCTAAATGCCGGCGCCAACGTGGTGACCAAGGCGTGGGAGTATGACCTGGCCGGCGAGGCCATGCCAGCCGGAGACAAGGGGTACCCCCTGGCTGGCGGGATGTCCCTGGAGATGTTCTTTACTCCGGTTAGCTGGGGCTATGAGATGTGTGGACAAATTACTGCGAGGAGTGATGTAGCATGATTCCACCTGAAGGTATGCAGGCAATCGGCGAAGCAATCGCCGGCCTGGTACAGGAAGGAAAGTGTATCCAAAACGGCGTCCAGCGAACCTTGCCCCCGTTCCGGGTGGCGGCAGAAGATAGCACTGTTAAGGTATTGTTCT